ACAAGTATGAAGAGGCAAGAAATGTCATGTTAAGAAAGTCATAATCTATTGCTTTTAGTGTAAAATAGATATATAATAACACATATACACACAGGAGAAGTATTATGTTTACACCAAGTTTTTTTATCGATACAATTCAAGATACAAAAAGAATTGTTACCAATCATGTTTTCAAAGACCCTACGCTGAATAAAGCTGCCAATGATTACATCACTGCTCAAACAGCATTTGCCAAGATGCTAGTGAATAACACCATTGATATTAGCAAATACAGCGTAGATTCTATCAGTAAAGTTTTATTTCCACAAGGTGTGGAAGTAACCAAAGCAGCTAGGGCTAAGGCTGCTAACAAGCCCGCAGACACAAACACACAAGGAGAATAATATGTCTGATTTTACACCAAAACTACCAGAAGTTAAATTTAACAAGAACGGCTACGAGATCCGCACTGACATTCTTGCCATGGCCAAGGATATTGTTCAAGGCGAGTACACTATGAAGTTTCAGGGTTGGGAAATGACTGCCAAGCGTGACGAAAAGACTGGACAAATTGTTAGTACAGTTGAAATGCCACAATTCCCAGGACTTGACAAAATTCTTGAAACTGCTGAAAAGATGTACAGTTTTGTCAACAGTGGCGCAAAACGATAAATATTATATTAGTTAGAATTTATTATTTACGCTCATAGAGCATTTTATTATGCTAACGAAAAAGGCCCGTTCTGGGCCTTTTTCTATATTGTTTTTTCGGTATATTCTGCCTTGTTCCAGCCTAATAAAAACTTAGCTTTCCAATCATTTTGAGAGAAGCCCTTTAGATGCTGCCATTGGTCTCTCTGTTGCCAAACTCGTTTGGCCGCGTCATTCCAGTCAGTGTGACGTACTATGTAGTCAAAGTGTAGCATACGATTGTTAAAATGTTCGTAATCGTAATTGTCATATTCTATGTGTATGACTTCAAATATTTCTCCGTTATGGACAGCATCTAAGGCAAAATCAAATCCCCATTTAGGACGTGATTTAATTAAAAATTCTGCTTGCGGTATCTGTGTCTTTAATTTTTTTAATTGTTCTAGAGCATGTTGATCGTAACTACAACGACATAAAAACATGCTATGGTCCAGAATTAAATCACTATTTTTCTGTGTTAACTTAAACCAAGGTTCTTGCCAACAACAATGATTTAATATCGGATGTTCAATAGGATATTTCATTGCCGAATAAAACTTACGTTCAGCTTGGTTAAGTTCAAAACCATCTTTATCATAATAGAAAAAATCCTGCTCTTCTAAATCTTCTACGGATTTAGAACAAACAGGATTAGACATTAGGTGAACGTCGTATCTAGCAAACATGTTATCTGTGCATTCCAAAGTTTCCACTCATTCTCACCTGTTCAATATCATTACGTTTAGCATAATCATCTACTCGCATAGCCAACTGAAAGTCTAACAAGGTCAATCCCTTAACATCAAATGTAGTAGTTTTCACTGTGACTTCTGCTACGTCTTGAGTTACTTCGGCAAAATGGTCCATATCTTCGCATAGATTATTCATCCATTCTGTAAACTCTTGAGCATGTCTATGATCTTTGGCCACATACTTGGCCTGTAGATCTTTATGATCTAACATTTCCCAGTCTGGTAGATATTTTGATTTAAGATCATCTAAGGCATCATTGCCAGGTTTGAATTCTTCTACAGAATTAGATCTAAATTCACCTTCTACTATGTTAATAAAATTTCTTATATTCATTAATAAATCTCCCGCCACTGGATAGATGCGGCAACATCAGCACTTATCTGGTTACCTGCGACAATAGTGCTTACTAATACTACAAACACTTCAGAATCAGTGCTGTCTATGTTCTGGCATATTACATTCTTCTTAGCAGACGTAAGACTGCCTGTGGCTACAGGACTTAGACTGTTTTGGCTAGAGCCCGAGGGCACATAACCTGAAGCAAAGCGGTCTACGTTGGCATCGGTAAATCCTGTAGCGTTTGTACAATATTCTACGCCACTGTTGGCATCTGCTGAAGTCCATACTAAACCTCCAGGTGCTGTAGTACTGAGGCTACCGGCACTGGGCAGTTTACATAATTCATATACAATAGATTCTACTTTGGCAAACAGGCTAAGGCTAAGTGGACGAACGCTCAGTCTATTAGGATAACTGTTAAATGTGTTTTTTAATCTAATGGCCACTAGGGGAAAACGTGTCTGTCCTGGTGTAGGCGTAGTACGAGCAGTGGTATAGATGCTCCAGTCGATGCCTGATTCTACATAGCCACCTTCACTCATTACAGTGGCACAGACTTGATCCATTGCACCGCCCGGTGTAGTGCCTGTGTTGCGTATTTCACAGCGTACAGGCAAGTTTGGATTAGCCATATAGACTACAGGTAATACATTGCTGTGATAGTATTCGTGTGCTGTGATCAACTCACCGTTATGAACAAATCCGCAACGAACACGGCCTACACCTAACCATTGAAAGTCAATAAAACATAGTTGTGTTTTAGTAACATCTAGATTAAATCCGCTGGCTCCTGTGCCATCACACTTGTCTACGTTCCATTCACTCTGTGGCACACGGCGTTTGTAGGTATAAGGACTACCATTAACTGTGGTAACATAGTTGCTTTCGTCTGGGCTTCCGCTAACATAACTTCTTATGACCCAATTTAGAGTTTGTGTACTAGTACTAACTGTAGAGCCATCTGCTGTGTCGCTACCCACCTGTTCAAAGTAGATGCCATCACGATCATCAAAGTAGCCTGTGCGTTTTGTGACATTACGATGCGGTGCTCTAAAGTGAAAACTGCTGTAGATCAGTTGGCTCTTGCCTGGCTGATAATGATGATAGAATTTAGTCTGGTGTATGGCGTATGATCCGCTAGCACTTGAAGTAGCCAATATGGCCATAGCCTGATTAACATCAAAAGTTATTGAGCCACCGTTGGCTGTTTTGTCATTAAAGTTTGGATCTAGAGCATATAAGTGTTTGTAGTCGCCTAGGGTAAACACTTCGCTGACACGGGCACGACCAAAAGCATCTGGATTAGCTCCTGCTACACTTACTTCTCCGTTGATAGTAGCATTTACATTACCAGTGACTGTCCAAGGATTTGTGCCTTGATTGACTGTGACAGTTCCATCTACTGTCACAGGTTCTGCTATGGTTATTGATCCGTTAGTAACATTTACATAGATAGGATTGCTAGAACTATTAGCATTAGTGTCTTTGCTGATAGGAACATAACTGTTGGTCAGTTTGGTTAATACACCATCTGTGGTATTCCCACGCAGACGATCCCAAGTACTACCGTTAAACACCATATTGTGGCTTTCTGTAGGCAACGACCACGGAGCAGTTTCTGCATCATTGTTAGGTAAGTCAAATACGAGATCGTTGGTGCCATCCCATAACTTAACTTTGTTAACAATAACATCACCTTCAAGATTGATGCCGTCAACGTGAACTCGAACCACAGGCTCGCCTGAGGCATTATACTGCATGGCTTGATGCAGATCGTTTAAGTGATAGTTCTTACTATCGTGTTCGTAGTTACTTGGAGGAATTGAAGGCATATTAAGTTGTCCAAGGACGTCCGTCAGTTAACGTTGTGGCACCGTCATCAGGTTCAATATCATTGGCATTGTAAGGGTTAGGCAAAAGATTCTTATCTAATACGTTGTTAGTTCGATACCATGGCGCGGTTGGATCTATTGCGCCGCTGATAGTTCCGTCGTTGGCTACAACCTTACCTTGACGTTTTGCTTCAGCAATGGCTAATTTAGCATCTTGGCGTTCTTGTCTAGTTGATAGGTGTGCTATTCCATTTGCTGACATATTAATACTCCTGTTGATTAGGATGCTGACTTGGATCTTTTACACGTAGATCATGTGGATGTTTAGGCCCGTTAACTCCGCCGCCAGCATCTGTAGTCACAGCTTCGATGCCTGCGTATTCTTCGTTGGGTTCATTGGCGAATTCTCTACCGTTGATACCTGTTAAGAAATCAGCAATTTGCTTAATTCTGTTAGGATCGTCTTGTCCCATGTTAGATAGAGGACTTTGATCGTTGCCAGAGTCTTGTTCTGCGTGATCAATTACATCCGCCATTTTTCTAAGTAGTTCAGCTATTCTCATTTAATTCTCCTCATCTGGATCAATAAAATCTAGATGTTTAGCTTTAATAAAATTTATTAACGCTCGTCTCGCTGCCAAATATTGTGCTTTCACAGTTTCTAAATTACTAATAGTGTCGCTTGAAACACGATAGTTATATTCGGTCTGTGCAGCATTATAATCAAATGAGATACTTCTATATGCTGTAGCTAAATCAATACCTTCAATGTCTTGGCCATCATTGGCTGCTAATACATATAATCGATCTCTTTCTGCTCTCCATTCGGGGCTAAAACTAAAATTATTCATATATTATCCTTGGCTTTCTGTCCACGATATACGTGATCTAATAGATTGGTTTTGCCCGCTTAGATTTCTCACAAATACAGTAATAAGATCAGGACCGTCTGGGTAGACTCTATTGCCACCTATAATACTATTTCCAAGATCTCGAATAATGTCAATGGCTTGACTGGTCACAGCAGATCTTCCGGATCCTTCTTCAGCAAAAAAGCTCAACAGTGTGTCACCAGCGACTGGTGTTGGGGTTGTGCCACTAACCGAATGATCAATATACTGACTGATACTACCATTTCCTGTTCTAATATAGTTGTTTTGATTGGTAAACAATGTGCTTTCTGTGTTGAGTCTCAGTGTAACTTGAAAGAATCCAGTACAGGCCACACTGACAGTTTTCAGTGTCAGCGCACTTCGATTGATTAAAGCTCTTCTGCCAAACTGATCTCCAATGCCGTTATCAACACTGGGCGCAAGACGTACACTGATCAAAGGAACTTCACTACCTGCTCCTACTGTCACTGCATTGTTGTTACCCGCGGTAAACAAGTATGATTTGTCTTCATCGAAACGACCGTCCATCATAACCGACACACCCCAGTGACTTAGACTCGGGCCGCAGTTTTGATTGAAACTCCAAATATTATCTCCAATAGCAGCTGAAGCATTAGCTGATAATCCGTATTCGTTTCGCTGTGTGATAGTGAATCTTGTAGCGCTCTGTCCTTGTAAAGTTCCACCACTGCCCGGAACTCCTTTGGTATATCGCATTATTTCAAAGTTTATTGACACTCGACCAATGCGCGGAAAATCGTTGGCCTCTGTGTCCCACATATCGAATGTGGTGCTGCCGCTGCTAAGTACAGATCTTAGAACACCACGTTTTGATCTATTATAAATTTCAAATCGTCCTGGCAAGTTACCTGACCGCATGTATGCTTCAGTATTGGTATTGTTGTTGATAAACTCATGACAGTAAGCAATAGAGCCGTCCAATGTTCTCATACCAAATCTTACCTTACCGGCACCATACCAACTGTAGTCCATGAACACCATCTGCATTTTATTAGCATCAAATATATAACCACTTGGTCCATTGCCGTCAAACTTATCAATATTAAACTCAGTTTGTCTCACTCGAAAATCTTGAGTAAGCAATATTCGTAAACCAGATTCTGTAACAGTTTTGATTGCAGGTGCAGTGAATATCTGGGTGTCACTCTGTACCTGACTAACAATATATGACACACCTTTTATCACAATGTAATCACCTTCTCTCAACTGGCTTAACCATTTGGTACCAGTGCCAGTGACCACAGAAGAATTTAAAGTTACAGATACAGAACCAGTAAGCTGAAATGTGCTGGCCCTACGAACAACAAACAGATCAGTACCATCATGCTCAAAAAACAATCCGTTTTGGTCGTCAAACATACCGTCACGCACCACTGCATCTTGCCAAGATTGTACTACCACTCGGCCTACACCGCCTGGAGATGTGTCAGTGGGCTGAGTGCCAGCAGGCAATACCACAGTGAATGTTCTTGCATCAGCGATAGCACTCACTCGGAAAAAACCATTATATCTATTCAGGCCTGAAGTTACTGTGAATCCTGAAAGATATACGGCTGCACCTAATCTATTAGAATCAGGAGTAGCAAATCCATGATCTTGATCTGTGGTAATGGTAAATGTAAAAGGATTAGTACCAGTCAAAACAAGTGTGCCAACAACATCGTAAGTGGGTTTAAACAGCACACCTGTTGAAAACTGTACCCCTTTACCTGATTGATATCTAAAATATCGCCTTGTTTGTCTAATGATCTGAGCGTTTGGACTGTTTGTTGCTGTAGTTATCGACACACCGCCATCATTGAATCTATGTGTAGGAAGTCCTTCGGGTCTTACATACACAAAAGTGTTGGCTGTACTAAGTGTGGCATTAGATCCGTAGTTAGTGAGATTTCTAGTTGTAAAAGTTACTTGTGTAGATGACGTGACATTTTTTATAACAAATGCACCTATATGAAGTGCTGATGCCTGTGTAGTATCTACAAGAAATATTGAGTTGCCTGGAAATAATGAATGAGGACTGGCAAAATTTATTGCGGCATCTGTTGTTCCAGAAATACTTGTTACACTATTGATAACCAGTTGTGAATTTTCAAAAAATCCACCAGTGTAGATAGTACTGTTAGCATTGTTATATACTGTGCCAGTCACTGTGGTCTTGGTTGTTGTCATGTCAAATGTAGTAGTGCTAACCACACTGCGAATAACTCCAGTAACATCTGCAGTTCGATTAAGTGTTTCTCTTATAGATATTGGTTGCCCAACAAAAAACGGCGAAACAGGTGCCTGTGCTACTACTACTCTGACATTGCCGCCGCCGCCGGCTTGGCCGCCGCCGGCTCCTGCTGTAATTACACTAAATCCTTGTAGAGAATCCACTAGAATCTGCGCTTGTGCTGCGCTGTTGACGCCGTCACCGACCATCAACGTTGTGTTACCGTTATTGTTGAGAGTATATCGAACGTTGATATTACCAGAGTTGGCAAAGAAAGTAAATTCTACAGTAGTTTGAAGACCGCTGCTACCTCCGTAGTTATAACCTCTCCATACCAGTCTATACTCGTTTGCTGTTGTTGAGCCGCCGTTTAATTGTAATAGTCGTTTATCACCTTTAAAGAAACCTAAGTGTCTAAAGTTTGGACTATTTCCCACGCCCACGCCGCTGGGTTCTGTGCCTGGAATACTACCAGTGCCACCGCCAAAACTGATATAACCATTAGTACCCACAAACAGCTGATTGTAAGTTGTGCCCAAGAACTGTATGTTGAATGGTAGAGACACTGTGACAAATGAGTCATCACTATCACCACTGAACAACAACGACAGACCGCTAGTACCTTGAGTAGGCACACTAGCGTTGACAGATATGGCAGCGGGCTGAGTAGCAGCGGCAATACCTGTGATACTGGTAATTTGACTACCGGTAAATGCTGGTTCGTTTGCTTTTAAAAATGTTGATGGATAGTTTTGAATTAATTCAACTGATTCCCATTTAGTTCCTTGACTGCTGTACTCAAAGTCAGTGTCCATCAGACTTTGAGGTGTGGATACACGTAGTTTTTCCACAGCGTCTTGGAATACAGAATCAGGTTTCATGCTGGCACTACCTTCGTCATAGATGATGGTAATTTCGTCAGCAGCTTTCATGTTGCTAGTTGTAGAGAAGAAATACAGCGTAGTCAAATCATCAGGTAGTGATTTGTAAATGCTATAAGCAGTACGAGTGGCATCTGCAAAATTATACATGATAATACCACGTGTGCTGTTAACAATCAACGCAGATTTTTTAAGTGTAAGTTTGCCTCTTGTTTCAAGTCGTCCCCAAAATCCGTTTGGTGTTACTAGCGCTGGCAAAGATGTAAGGCCATTGATAATCACATCACTAATGCCAGTAAGTAAGGTAGTTACTCTGGCATTGGCTCCTCCTTCCCCGTTAGAGCCTGTTGTAATTTGAGGTTCTGCTGTTTGATATGCAGGACTAGCCGCGATACCAGGCAGCACATAGTTATTAATCAAGGATATGATAAAAGTATATACTGCTTGTTCAGGTAATCGATCTCCATCCACTTGAGGAACATCGCCAACCCAATAAAATGAAGCTATGTATCTAGTTTGTACGTTTCCATTGTATTTGATATCATTGAACAGTGCCTCTAACACATAGCCGATATCTCTTTCGCATTTGGCTGAGCTATATTCGTAATCTTGAAATGGTGCAGTATTGGCTTGTATCTGAGCCTGAATATATGCTACAGCTTGTTTTGCTATAAAGGTTTTATTAGCAACCAATCTAGCATAAGCGTTTGGAAATGCGTTAAATGTTTCATTAGACCCTGGAGTAAATGTGTAATTTATTATTTGTTTTTTTGCCATATAAAGTCTCTTTGGTATATTTAACCCAACGCCACAGCATAGGCGATAGCAAGTGATTCCGAAACTCCAGAACTGTTACTGGCATTTATTGTTTGATTAGGCCATGATCCTGTAATAGAGATATTAGTGCCTTGTATCAAACCCGGCGATGACGTTCCTGTACCACCGTTGGCTACCGGTAATGGTGTGCCTGATAACGAAACAGCAAGTGTGCCATTGGACGTAATTGGCGAACCTGAAACAGACAAGAATGTTGGTACAGTTAGTGCTACACTAGTGACTGTGCCTGCGCCACCAGCGGCACCTGTCCAAGGTACATTGACAACAGCCTGCCCAGCAGCGTTCAGTTGAACACCATATGTTCTAGACGCAGTTGTGCTTACGGGTTCGGCTGCAACTGTTTGTACAGTATCACTGAACAGTTCTATTCCACCTAATACAGTAGAAGTTGCTGTTGGTAATGAATAGTTGTTAGCGTTTGCGGCAATACCATCAAGTTTGTTCTTGTCAGCAATACTCATAGTTCCTGCTGTAGTAGATGAAGCAGCACTGATAGAAATGACTGGGGCAGTGCCGCCTGAACTAATAATAGGTGCTGTGCCAGTTACACCAGTTACAGTACCGGTAGTACTACTGGTACCAGCACCGATGGCTGTACGAAACTCTGAATCACTTAATGCACTAACTGTATTGTCAGCGTTGATTCTTAGAAACTTTATTGCTGATGGGTCAGGTATTTGAACTAAATTTTGACCTACTGTGGTACTGGCACCATTGGCCAATGCGTTCCATGTGCCACCGTGTGCAAAATACATCTTGCCATCGCTATGACTATGTACTATTGCACCGTGATAAGTAGTAGCACTAGGAAATGCTGCTTGATTGGCAAAGTAGAATGGAATCACATTGCCTGTACTAGCTCCAGTTATAGTTCCAACTACATCAAGTCCTGTAGGTATAGTAAAGTTCTTAATAGCCAATTAATACTCCCTTAAACAGTAATGTAAACTTTTTGTACTTTAACAGTGTTACCTGTGTTGGCGCCTGTTCCAGAAAGTACTACATTGGCTCCTACTATTGATGCGCTAAATGTCATTAGCGAACTAGCACCAGACCAAATACTACCGTAGGGCGATATTGTAGCTACGGTGCCGTCATGTATTAATCCAATCTCAGTGATTTGATACTGAGTAAGTCCTGCGTTAGAAACACTAATAACATATTTGGCAGCTCTATACGTAGCGTGAGCAAAGCTGTCTATTGATGTAGCTGAAGTGCCTACTGCTATTCCTGTTTGATCAAATATGATAGCATTAGTAATTGTAGGTCCACTGATCGATGGACTTGTTCCAAATACAAGAGCACCACTACCTGTTTCATCACTAATAACTCCTGCTAGTTCAGCAGATGTAGTCGACGATAACGTACTTAATTTGTTACTTGTATATACAACAGTTCCGCCTGTTCCAAATGCCACAGAGCTAGAATCGGTGCCAGTAAATGTTAATGTGTTACTGGCTGTTAATGTTTTACCGTTGGCAATAGTTAGTGTACCTGTGCTAGAACTAACAGTTAACCCATTAATACTTCCGGTAGCACTTAAATCAAAAGCTCCAACAGTGCCGCTAATTTCTTCGCTGGTTATAGTAGCATCAGGAACATAAGTTAGTTTTTGTGTTGATCGATCAAAACCAAAGAAACCAATCTTGGCTGCTGTACCGTTGTGCCATCTAAAAGCAATACCTCTATCTTTTGAATCGTCGCTGGCCGGTGCTGTGTCTCCGCCTAAGACAAAGATAGGATCGTCAACAGTAATTACTGTGCTATTGACTGTAGTTGTTGTTCCATTAACAGTTAAATTGCCAGTAACAGTTAGGCTATTGTTAACAGTTGTTGTACCTGTAGCTGCACCAATGTCTAATGCCGTAGCTGCTGTAAATGCGCTAAATGTTTCTCCGGACTGGATGCTGGTAGTAAATGTTGGGCTAGTACCGAATACTAGAGCACCACTACCTGTTTCATCACTAATAACTCCTGCTAGTTCAGCAGATGTTGTAGCAGCAAAGTTACTTAACTTTAAGCTTGTTGATGCTAGTGTACCAGAAGTAGGCAATGTAATGTTAGTAGCACCAGTTGTAGTAAGTGTTAACGCATGGCCACCGCTGGTACTAAAGTTGCCTGCTAGGTCAATGTTGCCTGCTAGTTTGATAGTTCTAGCTGCATTAATAACATCTAATGTAATTGTTCTGCTGGCTGTTAAAGCAGTTGAGCTTGTAGCTGCTAGTACGACATCAAATGCTGCGCTGGTATCTCTAATACCTAATGTGGTAATACCGCCGTGTGTTCCTCCATTAATAGTTGGAGAAGTTAAAGTTTTATTTGTTAATGTTTCGCTGCCTGCTATGGTAGCAAGTGTGCCAGTAGTTGGCAATGTAACTGATGTAGCACCAGAAGTTGTTAAAGTTACAGCGTGGCCGCCACTTGTAGAAAAGCCTGCTGAAAAATCAAGGTTACCTGCCAGTTTAAATGTTCTAGCAGCATTGGCAACGTCTAAGGTTAAAGTTCTATTAGCAGTCAGTGTAGTCGAGCTTGTGGCTCCAATTGTAACATCAAATGCTGCGCTGGTATCTCTCACACTTAATGAAGTTAACGAATCAACAGTACCTCCATTAATGTCAGGCGATGTTAATGTTTTGTTTGTAAATGTTTCGCTACCTGCTAGTGTAGAAAGCGTACCAGTTGTTGGAAATGTAACATTACTATTGCCAGTTGTAGTAAGTGTAATATTATGTCCGCCACTTACACTTAAATTACCAGCTAGACTTAAAGTTCTAGCAGCGTTGACAACGTCAATTGTTAAAGTTCTATTGGCTGTAAGAATCGTTGAGCTTGTAGCAGCTAACGTTACATCGAATGCTGCACTAGTGTCACGTAAACTAAAAGCAGTTAACGAATCAACAGTACCACCGTTAACATCTGGAGTGGTTAAAGTTTTATTAGTAAATGTTTCACTGCCAGCCAGTGTAGCTAATGTGCCAGTTGTTGGTAGCGTTACATCAGTGCTTGCTGTAGAAGTTAATGTAATCGAATGTCCGCCGCTGGTAATTAAACTACCGTTGTTAGCGATAGTTAACGTAGCCGCAGTTGCCGGCGCTGTGATAGTAACTTTGTTAAAATGTCCTGTGGTACTAACATTATGGTCTGAAACTGTAAAATTTCCTACCGTTAGTCCATTCTCAATGACGAAATTCTTATTTGCCATAGACTAAATCCCAATATATAACAGTATTTAGCTTAGGCTGTTATATAAAATCTTTGGACTTTTACTGAATTATTGGCAAATAAACTAGTAACTTTTAATTTAACATCTGCGCCTTCTACAGCAGCAGAAAACGTAGCTAGTGTGTTACTTCCTGTAGTTATAGTATCGTAAGCAGCAATGTAAGCATTATTACCATTATGTACTAACATAATTTCTGTGCCCTGATACTCACCTAAATCTGTATTTGTAATGCTAACAATGTACTTGCCTAGTCTGTAATCGGCTTTGGGAAAACTGTCAATGTTTATAGTAGCTACACCAACTGTAGTGCCAGTTTGATCGTAGACTAATGGATTATTGTTAACAACTATATCGCCGCCAACATATAAATCACCACCAACTCCAGCACCACCAGTAACTGTTAGTGCTCCTGTGATAGGACTCACACTTAATGTAGTTGATGTAATGCTAACATCGTTAGGTATTGGTCCGCCGTTATATCCCGGACCTTCTGGCCCTTGAATGCCCTGTATACCTTGATCGCCTTGCGGACCTTGTGGTCCTGAACTATAAGCTAGTTGGCTCCAAGTTTGTGTACCGTTTCCTACTTTAAACTTACCGGTATCTAGCTCTAGAGCAAGTTCACCTTCTGCTAATGTAGGATTGGCTGCAGTCCATTGTGCTGCTGTGGCTCTTCTAAATTGTATTCTAAGCGCCATTAAATACCTCCAGCATCGATTACTTCTAACCCGCCGTAATTAGTATCAGCGCCGCCAGCATCAAGGTTTCCTGCTAAAGAAGCTGCTGCCGAAATGGATATTTGTTTATACGGAGTTGCGCCCGGAACAGTTGTAATAGTGACTCCGTTACCTGCTACAAATTCTATAGTATCTAATCCGGATGCCACAAGATCTTGTTGTCCGCTTACTTTCCAAGTTTTAAACGTGCTGTTCATCGATATCTTCACAGCACCAGATCCTAAGTCTACAACATCGAAACCTGAATCAGTATCAAATCTAATAGTTGATACATTAGCTACACTATTAGTAATAACATTAGATGTATCTATATTGCTTATTGTTATTGGATTTGGAATTGTAGGCTTATTAGTTAGATCGTTATAGCTACCGCTAAACAGAGTGGGTTTGTTAGTTAAGTCAGTGTAGCTACCGCTAAACAGAGTGGGTTTGTTAGTTAAGTCAGTGTAGCTACCGCTAAACAGAGTGGGTTTGTTAGTTAAGTCAGTGTAGCTACCGCTAAATCCGCTAATAACTTGATTGTTTATTGTTATGGTGGTGCCATCAATTTTTACACCGCCTTTGACCGTTGTACTAGCGGTAGGAAGCACATAGTTTCCACCGCCGCCACCGCCACCTCCAATGGCTATACCGCCTGGGGTAAGTCCGTCACTGAGTCTAAAATCTCCTGTTTCTATATCAAAGAAAATATTGCCTTCTTCGCCTACAAAGTTTTCAATATCTTCTTTAACTAAACCTGCTTTAACTTTTCTAAGGAATCCCATATTATCTCACAAACGGGTTATTTCTAATTGACTTTGGTGGTGTTGGTTCACCTTCATCTTGAGTTAAATCTTGAATGACTGGACTGTCTTTGCCCTGTTCAGATTTTTTAAGTTCAATTTCTTGCTGTAAAGGTGGAACAAATACAGGATTAGGATCTAACTCTTTTGGATCTTTCGGAGCTGAGTCCATTTCAATTTCCGGATCCCCGTCTCCGTTTATTTTAATTGTAATAGGTACATTGATAGTAAATTCTCTGGCTCGCATACTGTTCTCCGATATGATATTTATCGTTAAATATGATACAATGATAAACAAAGAACTATTTCAAAATTTAATTGATGATTTAAAAACTTCAGGAAAATATAGGGTTTTTAATGATATTGTAAGAGAAGCGGGTAAATTTCCAAAGGCTATTTGGTACGGTCCCTACGCTATAAAGAACATCGTTAATTGGTGCTCTAACGATTACCTAGGAATGGGTCAGCACAAAGTTGTCATAGACGCAATGCACACCGCTCTCGATCACACAGGCACAGGCAGCGGAGGGACTCGTAATATTGGCGGTACCAGTCACTATCATGTAGCACTTGAACACGAGCTTGCTGATCTACACCATAAAGAATCAGCTCTACTGTTTAGTAGTGCCTATGTGGCTAATGAGTGGACTCTTATAGCTCTAAGCAAAATTATTCCTAATATAGAATTTATATCTGATAGTAAAAATCATAACAGTTTGATAGTAGGTATAACTCACAGCCGGGCTAGTAAGGTTGTATTTGAACACAATAATTTACAAGATTTAGAACAAAAGTTAAAGATAAGTTTTGCCCAAGAAAAAACTCCTTGTATAGTATTTGAGTCTGTGTACTCAATGGATGGCGATGTAAGCCCTATTGCTGCAATATGTCAATTAGCAAAAAAATATAAAGCAATAACTTACATTGATGAGGTACATGCTGTAGGATTGTACGGCCAGCGTGGCGGTGGCAAAGTAGAAGAATTAGGACTACAAAATGACATTGACATAGTCAATGGAACCCTGGGAAAGGCGTTTGGCGTACAAGGAGGCTATATAGCTGCTGATGCTACGGTCATTGATGCTATTCGTAGCATAGCAGCAGGATTTATTTTTACTACTTCAATGAGCCCGGTGAGCTGTGCTGGAGCATTAGCAGCAGTAAAGTATCTTAAAAAGCACGACGAACTTAGACAAAAGCATCAAGAACGAGCTACAAAATTAAAATACGAATTAACAAGAGCAGGAATCAAAGTAATGGATTCTACCTGCTCGCACATAGTACCTGTGTTAGTTGGCAATGCTATTAAATGTAAATCGATCAGCGACTATTTGTTAAACGAATACGGTATCTATGTTCAACCAATTAATTATCCTACTGTGTCAGTAGGAACTGAGCGTCTACGATTTGCTCCAACCCCGTTCCACGATGACGGTATGATCGAAGATCTTATCAATGCGTTACAAGACGCTTTTAAAAAGTTTTAATTACACCAGCTTTGTTTAGCGTCGCCGTAATATTCTCTAGCAAATCCATTAGCGATTAATGCGGCTCGTAGACTTTTACCATCTAGTATAATATCTCCAAGTACACGACCACCGAACTTATCCCACCCATATAAGGTAACCTGACGCTTTTGACTCGAAGCCACTGCCTGTTTGGTAAAGGCTGAGGCCATTTCTCCTCGCTGTGCTTCTGAAGGGCATTGAGCTCTGTGACCTTTTTCTGGAGTGTCCACTCCGAAGACTCTAACAGCCAATTCTGGTTTGAGTGGCGCAGGTAGAAAAGGGGCCGCTATAACTACAGTATCGCCGTCACTTACTCGAACGATCTGTGCGTCATAGGTTACCCCCTGAGGTTGTTTTTGCGCCCATACTAGGCAAGGGAAAAGTAATAATGCTGTCAGTAATTTTTTCATAGTAGCAGTCCTTAAACTACTACTATTTATAGTCACTGAACGTAATCTAACCAAGCTGGATCACGCACATTAAACGGTAATTGCCTACGCTTATTAACTAGTTCAAAATAGTCAGGTTTGTAGGGTTTAGTCTTAGGGCGAATCTTTTTATTATTACCTTTGTTAGCATTACAGGTACCGCAGGCAGTTACAGTATTTTCAAAAGTAGTCTTCCCGCCGTGACTAGTGGGTAGTACATGGTCTAGGGTACATTCTTTTTTAGATAGTAACTTTTCGCAGTATTGACATTTATAACTATCACGTAGAAAAACATTGCCTTTACTAAATCTAATTGAAGTTTTAGGCTTCATGTACTCGTGTAGCATTAGAATACTCGGAACTTGAGTTTCCCAACGGGCAGAATGAACAATCCAATTTTCGTGAAATGCGATTACATGAGCCTTTTCAAGGACCATGTATTTTATTGCTTCCTGCCAATCAATTACTGACAGCGGCAGAAAGCTGACTGGTGCGCCGTCGGCGTTGAGTAGCAATGTGTCGCTCATTTTGAGTATCCGTTTTTGTTGTTTTGACCATTTATTATATATTCAAACTTAAAAATCAGCAAGTACATTTTGAACAAATTCTTGTCCAGAACGCTCAACCGATTCACTCCATTGTTGCTGGCCTTCTCGTCCAAATACTATGTCATAGTCTGCTGAACTAACAAGCCAGCTGTGATTGAGATTATAAGGATGTTTACCTTTGATTTCTTTTTCCAATTGGCCTGGAGTCCAACCGCATAATCCTACAAACAGTCTCCAGCGTTTTGGGCAGTTGCCCATAGCCATTTGAGTCAATATATCTACACTGGAACTTAAACTAAACTCATCGTTGATAGGTAATGTATTGTCACAACTCCATTCGGCACTATGAAGCATGGTCATTGCTTTAGTGTTTACTGGCCCTCCGATATACATATAGCCTGGCATTTCTATGTGTAAGTTTGCCTGTTTGCCAAATTCTTTAATAGTTGTTTGACTCTTTTTATTTAAGACTAATCCTACACTACCATTTGAATGGTGCTCGGTAACATAGATAGCTGTCTTTTGCCAAAAGTTTCCCTTCATCAAGGGCGGTGCAATTAATAGGGTTCCTGTTAAATTCATTATGAAGATGCTTTAATATTACTGAGAGTATTTAATGCTGTCTTTACTGTAAGGCCTGCTTTATCGATTCCATTTTTAGCATACTTGCTCTGACCTGTCTGTGGATCAGGAAATGCTGCCCACACTCTAGCTATTTTATCTAAAAATTGTTCATCCGACATTTGACCACTTAACCATTGATCTAATCCGCATCGTCTTCTTAGATCAAAAATACATATTTCATCTTGAGTTTTTTCATCGAACACTGTGGTTTTAGGATCTAATCCCATTTGTTTTACAACTTCAGGCAAAGTACCAGTCTTAATATTTGTATACTGATATCGTCCAACAGCATCGCTTATTTTGTTTTTATCAACCATAGCCTTTTGAAATTGGTATATTGTTTCTATAGTGGCGTCAGTTAGGCCGTTGATATTCTTAGAAGGAAAAACTATTTCGTAGTTTCCGCCGCTTTCGTATTTTGCAATGAAATCTAAAACTTTACCAACCTTGCCTTTGGTCACAGCATCCTGTTTAAGGCCTGCCATTGTAACTGCTGTTCCGCTTCCAGGCTTAACATCCTTTTCTGAGCTTTTGACCAGTTTAGCTAAAACGTCGGGCTTGCTTTGTAACTGGGCATTTAATTGGTCAACTGTTGCTTGATCTGGTGTTCCTGTACTAGGTATCTTGTTTGCCTGTTGAAATTTTCGTATAGCATCAGATGTCTCTGGTCCTCTAATACCATCAACTCCGTGTTTAGGTAAAGGGAACCCTAGTGCAATCAATGCTTTTTGTACATCAGCAACTTCAGGGTTTCGATTACCTTGTGGAACTTCAACGACAAATGAGCCAGTTGGTTTGTCTGTTGTTGGTGTACTGCTAGTAGGTGCTTCAGTAGGCTTATCACCAGATTTAACTGTATTAGCAGCTCCTGAATACCAACTCATTGGAGCGTGTATTCCATCTCCATTCTTAACACTTAATGCTCCCATATCGATAACTTCAATACCGGATGGTAAATTTGCTTTGACTGTTTGTCTTAGTTGATTCCTATCTTTTGTAAATTTAGGATTGTCAGTTTCAGCAAATAATACATAATAAACTTTGGCTTTCTTTTGTTTTAGTTTATTAATTAAATCATTAATTCTTCCAGATACCCGTTGTTTATCTTGGCCCATCATATCATTAGCACCAACGCTAAGAACAACGGTACTACCTTCAGCAACTTTTTCTATTGCACTGTCATTGTCTTGACTAAACGCACTTCTTCCGTCTGTGGTCAAATTTTCAAACTTTCCAGCTTTTGCGATAGCATTAGCATGACTATCACCAATAGCATAGATCTTAGCTGTGCCAGCAGGAGGATTATTTGAAGAACCTGCGGTCCTAGGCGCACTCGATACAGCCGCTCGAAATATGGCTTTATAAGCATTGCCTCCAGGATGTATACCATCACCCTTGGCAATATTAGGATCAAATTTGTCTAACGGTCCTAAAAAGGTTGCTCCACTTGATGATGCTATAGATTGTAATTTATCATTCATTCCTGTGTAATCAACAGTCCATGTTTTTGATTGTGTATAAATTGTCGGTTTTTGAGGAGGAGTTTTACCGGGTCCTACACCTACTAACATTACTGTAGCGCCAGCATCTTTGAGCATTTTGATCTGTTGACTTACAGGCCCTAAATTTTCGTTTTGAAACTTTTTGCCATCTTCTAACTCTACATTGCCGCTATTGGCTGCTCCACTACTTAAAATTACTATAGCTCCCTTGGCCTTGCCGCTTTTTGCAAATGGGGAAACTAAGTTCTGTAGAATAAAGCTAGTGTTTTTACCAGGGTTGACATATTCTTGGCTTAGTCCGCCGGCGGCAGCTATGCCCTTAGCAATACTATCACCAATTACAAAAACGTTTTCGTTAGCTTCGCGTAAAATATCTATTACTCTCATTATTGACCCTTACGTGTTCCCCAATCTGGGATTTTGCCGCCGTATTTTTTACCTTTAACTTTGTGGCCGCCCATGACCATTCGGCTTTTAGGGCTCTTGCCCATTTTATGGCTTTTATTGCCTTCTCTAGCTCTTAAGCCTTGACTTTTACAACTGGCCAGCATACTAGCACCTAATTCACTATTAGGTTTTGTACTTAGACATAAGTCTCTAGAAGCTCTAGCTTCGGATATAATTTCGTGGACTTTCATATGTGTATTTATTAGCTTTCTTGTTCCAACCATTCATACACATTTAGCCACGATCTTTTACCTATAGTTTCTTTAAGTTTATCTAAATTAGCACAGGTTTTTTGTCTAAAACGCGGTTTTTCTTCGTCTGGAACAGGTATAACTTTTAATTCTACACCCTCTTGCTCAGCAATAGTTTCTGCTATATCTAAAAAGCTATGTGCTAGTCCAGATCCAACATTCCAAATTCCGCTACCTTTAACATGTTCTATAAAATCTGTGTGTAAACGACAGACATCTCCTACCCATGTCCAGTCTCTATAGATATGTTCAGCGTCTTCCCATACTTCAATGTAGCCCTGTTGTTTAGCCTGTTGTCTACATTTGTGTATAAAGTTTGCTCTACTACCTCTTAAGTGCATCCATTTTCCATAGACATTAAAGTATCTAAATCCCTGTACCATTATAGTGGGTTTTTGACTAAAGACCCAGCGATCAAATAGATACTTGCTCCACGCATAAGGAGTCTGAGGACGGCATTCAGCATATTCTGAAAAATCTCTTGTATTGCCGTATACTGAACTAGTACTAGCATACTGTAAGTGAACACCGTGATACTGGCATTCATCAAACAATCTTTGACTAAAGTCTAAATTTTGATTTAAAACTTTGTCTATACTAGATTCTCGCATGTCTGCGACAGCACCTAAGTGAATAACCCAATCATGGTCTCTTACATCTGGAAAATCATTAGGATCCCAATCCCATCCTTTTACTTCATAATTATTTTGCTTTAGCCAACTGGTCATATTACGACCGATAAATCCATTGTGGCCTGTAACTAGAATTTTCATAAGAACCTCACTGAGGTATTTATAGCCATAAAAAAAGCCCCTTGCGGGGCTTGGCTTTATATTAGTCTAAGATTAGACTAAACCAAGTGCCATGGCCTTGTAACCAGCGGCAACAATACGGCGGCTGGGCTTGCCCATAACATACTCAGTGACTTGAACACCGTTACCAGCTTTACGGCTGTTGGTGTAAACTGCGTAACCATTTTGACGGATACGGCTAACTTCGGCACTGATGTTCTTGATGCCAAAACGCTTCTGAGCTTGAGCAGGAGTAACTGCTTCGCCTTGATAAAGAGCGTTGAAAAGTTTGAAAGTCTTGGTCTCGGGATTGAAATTCTTAATCATATTTTTGTTTTCCTTTTAAAAGTGTTAGCTTTCATCGCTAACGTTCTAGTATTATAATGTATGCTAGATGTAAGGTCAACTAAAACGGTAAAATTACTTAACGCCGATGCCCAACGAATCGGCTTCTTCTTTACTCAAGTGACCTTTGAAGTTTTGGCCTGGAAATCGCTTTTCTACTACTTCTAAAGCTTCCTGTAACGAAGTACCCTGGGCTAGGAATTCTTCAGTGTCTTTGGCGTAGAGGTAAATGGTATTTCCGTGTCGTTCTACACGAATAGGCCTTGTGTCTGCTTTGATTTGATCTTCTTCGGGTTTTGAACTCTTATATTTTTCCAGCAGAGTAATCATCTTATCTGGATCAGAAAGTATTTTAGAGAATAACATTCTGGCGTGCCAAATCCAGCCTACAATAATTCCACAAATAAAACTTATGATTGGAAGAAGATCCATGTTAGTCTCTAGTTAGCTGTTGAGCTTATATTATATTTAATTTGTTATCAAAAGTCAAGTATGACTACCCCATTTGAGTGTATAAAATGTATAGTCTTTGCCTGCTAATTCGGCTGTAATAGCATACTGATACCCGTAGGTATTATGATCCAAATGTCTATGATATTCTGGTTGATCTACAGCATGTTCCATTATCCATTTTCCTTGTTCGCTGTTTTGCCATTTTAAAAGAGGCTCTGCTGCATATAGATCTGGGTCTTCTGCGTCGCCTATTCGGAATCTGTGTACAACAATTTTATAAATTTGAACTGCTTCGTTGTTAATAATTTTAACTCGATATGACATCATGGAAATGCTATCTCTATAGGTAAGGATTCTTCATTAGCATAAACTGTGGTAATAGG